GCAACCACTTACTCAGACTTGGGCTAACTTGTGAGGCCGCTTGCTCCGATAAACTGTGAAATTTGGGCATTATACACTACGTGTCAACCCTACTTTATTTCCTCAATGTTTATCAGTTTTATTGCTACGCCGCTACGTTTGAGCTTGTAGCCTTTCTTACTGTTACCAGTAACTAAGTGCTTTAGTGCCTCTTCTTTAGTATGTGCGTGCTTTATAGCTCCGCATTCGCCGGGCATGTCGAGCCTCGTGTAGGTAATCTTATAGCAACTCACTTAGTCTTTGGGGTATGGAGCCCTTCTTTGATTAGCCACCTGCGAAAGCTTCCCCTATCTGCACCGCCTTGCTCTGCAGCTTGCGATATGTTGCAACCCGTTTCCTGCCATATCTTTAGCGACCGCGCCCTTGCTTTGGCGGTTTCTTCGCTGGTCGATCTGCCGCTTGTGCAATGGTCGAGAATGTCGCCAGCCTTCATTAGCATCTCTATTTTATCCTTAAAGCTTTCTATGCATTTGACTGCACTAGCTCTAGATTCTGCAGTTAAACTATGTTCTATCATGTTTGACGTAATGCGCCCCCTAAGGGCTTCTAATGCCCCTAGAAGGCGTTTTGATTGTTTACAAGGGTCTTACCCTTAGATTGATATTGCAAGCCCTTGTAGGGCTTTTGAGCGTTAATTCCTTGTGCAAGGATTGAGAGTGCTATCCCATTGCAAGGGCTAGCAAGACTATTATGCCAGCTCCTACCATGCAAGCAAATAATATTGCTGCCGACCCTAGTTCCTTCTCACTATTTACGAGCTTGTGCTCGTTTGCGATCTGCTGCTTTGTCTTTTTCATTTTATTTACTTTCTATTTTTGTTTGTTATTACTTAACTAACAAAGTGAAGGTCAAAGCCATAATAAGGCTCAGTGTATCCCCACTTGCCAGTCACTTGAAAACTAGCACCTATAGCCCAATCATATATAAAGCCTTCCCAGCAAACCCACCAAGCCTTGTATCCGTTGCATAGTTTAGATTCATCAGGTGATTTTATAAATAGACCTGAAGTGTCTAGGCCTTTTTTATTTGCATAACTCATTAAGGCTTTATGAAGACCTTTAGCGGCTCCGGCCTTAGTCTTATACTTGGCTGGATTGTAACTTATGACGGCTTTTTCAAAGCCATTATTTATTTTGATACTCATTTTATATTACTTTCTATTTTTGTTAGTTATTATTTAGGCGTGATTACCTACCCCAAAACCCCGCGCCCCGTATAGGGAGCGCAGGGCGCAAGGCTGCTTTGCTTGGCTGGTCTTTAGAAGTCTTGTACTAAGATACCGCCGTCAAACTCAATAAGTGTGCTGCGATGCTCTATGTATTCCTTTATGACTTCGTCACGTGTGAGCCTTTGGCTATCAGTAGCCCAATATTCATTTGCAAAATCCTGCAAGCTTTCATACTCGCTAAACTCGCAGCGCAATGCAACGGGGTCAAACTCGATTGAAGTGCCGCAGTCATCTTCTATTTGCTCTAGGTATTCGACCAAGGCAAACGCTGCGCTGCGCGTCCAATTTGCGTATTCATCGTGAGTCAATGCTTTAGCGCATTCGTAGGTAGTCATTTCTGTTTTCATGGTATTACTTTCTATTTTTATTGGTTACTGTTTATACGTTTAAAAGTTTTAACTCGTTTTCAATTTCGGCCTTTTCTGTTAGGCGCGCCTTCAACCAGTATTCGGCACGATCTTTTGTATTAGTCCAATGGCATATTGCGTTTCCGACTTCGTGCAAACGAGTCTCCAATCGCCCCTGCCGCTGGATTTCTTTTTTCCATGCAGCTTCAAACTTTTGAGTTTCCATGTCGTAAACTTTTTTAGCATCTAAGAATTCTTCGTCACCGATTTCAAGATTTCTGTAAGCATTACGAATTAGATCAAAAGCTTTGAAAGCTTCATCGTGTTTAATTTTAGCTATTTGATATTTAGTTTTCATTGTATTACTTTCTATTTTTATTGATTAGTTTTTTTAAATTATTTTTAATATTAATCCATGAAGCAAGCAAGGCCAACCGCGTGAGGGCAATACTCATTGTTGGTTAATAAATCAAAGCACTCATCTGCTCTTTTATTAGCTAGCCGTCCGAGTTTTTTGCCAAAGCATTCTAACTCTGCTGCATCGTCATCCATATGGTAACCGCAGCCGTATTTATGAAGCAGCCCAATATATATGACGGCTTCTGGTTTTGTTTTCAAGGGCGTCTTAAGCAATGCTTTTAGTTTCTTTTTAGTTTTCATGGTATTACTTTCTATTTTTATTGGTTTACTTTTGTTTTACGTGTTTTGCTACTTCTGGAAATGCAATGGCAAATTCATCAATTGTTAGGCCACAGGCAGCTGCGAGTTGCTCAAGCTTGTATTTCATTTTATTACTTTCTTTTATTGGTTTATGCTAAGCAAATGCGCTTAACTGATACCCGTTAAAACTGTTGCAATGTATGCTGTCAATACTTCTTTTAAACTTTTTTTAACTGGTTACAATGGCAAGTTTACCGGTGGCCTTGCCGGGTGATAAGATTGGGGAATTACCGGGGAATATATCTTGGCTTAATAAAAGAAAACTTTCTACGTGATTGTGCTGCAATTGTGCCTAGCAAGCTTGCAGCGCGACACGGCAAAGCATTTTTTTCAAACAGGGGCGGGGGGCGTCAGTCTGTCTGCCTGGGTGTTGTATATATATACATAAACTGCCCTTTAAAAAATGTAATCTAATTGGGCTATGTTTTTTAGAGTATACTTATGAGGTGCGTTTTGCACCTTTGGGTCTAAAGCTTGACACACCCTAAAGTGCAATATACACCTCTGGCTATGAAATCGTTATTAGATGGGGTTGAGTGGAGGTATAACCCTGTGTGGAGCTTGATGGAGGACGGAGAAGGTATATGGGGAGATGATCGTTTGAGTCTCAAGGCTAAGGGCATATGGGCGTATATGAAGTCAAAGCCAGCCACCTGGGACTTCAGTGCCAAGAGGATAGCAATGGATAATAAGGACGAGACTAAGAGTGTGCAACGCGGTATGAGAGAATTAGAGAGTTGTGGTTATTTGAGTAAAAGAAAGTTGGCTAATGGTAGGGTACAATACAGGTTGGCAGAGGAGTCATTTATAGGTGCAGAACCTAAGATAGATAGGAGTAGTTTAGAGGATAGATATGGGGACAGATATGGATAGTGAAGAAACGAGCATAGATTTAAAAGATCGGATGAGGGATGCGCTTGCCCCCATGCTTGCTATGGAGCAGGAGAGGACGGCTAAGAATAGTCTGGCTAACAACAACCCTCAGAGATGGCTTGCTGCAGCTTCTATGTTCCTAGCCGGCTCTAGTATGCACGATGTAAAGAAGGAGTTGGATATGCACCATTACATAGCCAGGCGCATCAACGGCATAGTAAAAACCTGTGACGAGGCTAGGGTATTTAGGCAGGAAAGGGCTATGCAGCTAGCCTCTACGATAGATGAGATTAGTAGTATAGGAGAGAAGATTGCCTCTAGTTACCTAGACGGCTCTGCTGAGGCAGAGGAGAAGATAAAGAAGGCAGAGACTAAGGACTTGGCTAACCTAGCGGTAGCACAGGAGAAGCTACACAGAACCTTTGATAATGTGACGGGTAACAATGTTCAGAAGATAGAGGTAAGGCATATAACCACACCAGAGGAGGCTATGAGCCTTATAGATGCGCTGCCAGAGGCAGAGGTAATAGATGTAGGAGAAGATGGCTAGGTCACTAATAGATGAAAGCTATGATCCCATCTACGACCAGGTTCGTGGGATACTGGGAGAGCATTTCGAGAACTACTGCTTCATCGTGATGGATGAAAAGGGAGAACTATTTTATGACTACAACCATCTGCCAGCAGGAAGAATGCTTTTGCATGAGATGCAACTAGAGATTGGTGACGACAATATAGAGATTGAGTGGGAGTTTGAAAGCGACCCAGATGATCCTGAAGATGATGCAGTGGACTAAGCACCCAACGATACCTACCCCTGACAAGGGAAGACTCAAGGCTCTCTTAGACTCAAAGGGGGCGCAAGCCGTCTATGACGTATGGAAGGCGCGTGAGGATGCTATCAAGCTTACCATAGATGATCCTTTGCGTCACGGGGTGAACCTAGTTAGTTGGGATAGGATTAGGTGGGCTTTGTCTCAGTATAACGAGGTGTTGGTTCTTGGTGGTAACCGTGGTGCTAAAACTACAGGTATGGCTAAGATATTTATGGAGTCCATTACCAAGCACATGGATGGACACGTAGTATTGTTCTCACAGAACGCTGATACATCCGTGAAGGTTCAACAGGCTGCCATATGGGAGTTTATGCCCAAAGAGTTCAAACGCAAGACCAAGGGCATTGAGGGCTACATTAACTACTCTATGCAGAATGGTTTTACCGGGCAGTCGTTTATTTTCCCAGATACTAGGACTCGCGTAGACTTCAAGACCTATACGCAGTTTAGCAATAACCATACAATCTTGGAGGGCTTTGAGTTTGGGTTTCCCAATCTAGGCAATCACCCAGAGAATGTGGGTATTGGTAATGACGAGTATCTAGGGGACTCTACGCTAATCAACACACAGCGTTTCCGTCTGGCTACCAGGGACTCTAGGCTAGTCACAGGGTTTACCCCCATCGACGGCTACACAGAACTCATTGCTGACTACCTAAGGGATGCAGAGATTCTAGAGACTAAACACGCAGAGTTGCTGGATGAGCCTGTTCCCGTAAAACAGTATAGTGTCAACAGGGATGCTGGCATTGTCTATCTGCATACAAGTGAGAACCCTTTCGGTGGCTATGATCGGATAGCCAAGGACTTGCAAGGCAGACCAAGGGAGGAGATACTGACCCGTGCGTATGGAGTGCCAGTCAAGTCAATGACTACGCTGTTCCCATACTTCAATACCAATGTCCACGTAACCAACGAGATGCCTGAGATTAGGCAGGACACACACACGGTGTATCAGATTGTTGACCCTGCGGGTGCTAGGAACTATGTGGCTATATGGGCTGCCGTGGACAAGAATGGGTTTATTACCATACTGCGTGAGTGGCCAGATAGAGACAGTTACGGAGAGTGGGCATTGTCTGGTGATCCCAAGTGGAGATTTGGTCCAGCAGCCAAGAAACTGGGCTATGATGTTCAGGCTTACATAGATGAGTTCTTAGATATAGAGAGTGATCTAGGCGTAGAGGTGTATGAGCGTATAGGTGACTCCCGTTTCTTTGCCAGAGAGAATGAAAACAATACGGACTTGTTTGAGAGCTTTGCGGTTAGGGGTATGTATTTTATTCCATCAAGCGGGTCAGATATTGAAACAGGACTATCTGGATTAGACGAATGGATGCGATACAACCCGGATGCAGAGATAGATGATGCCAACAGACCCATCTTGAAGATACACTCATCGTGCGGTAATTTAATACAGAGTTTAATTAACTGGGGACACAGAGGAAAGGTAGACGAACCATTGAAGGACTGGATTGACCTTCTACGTTATTTACGGATGATAAATGACGGATATGGACCAGACTACGTTTCTGATGCCTCAATGACAACAACAAGAAGATCAGAAGGAGGGTACTAATGCCTAAAAAGAAACTAGTAAAAATAGCAGAGGAACAAGAGGTAGACTTTGATGAGGCTATGCGTATAGCTGTAGAAAAGCTGCCAGAGGGTTCATTGACAGGAAAAGGTAGAAACACTTGGGTAACCGAGGAAGGCACAGCCATCCTTGAGGATTCATTTATGATAGAGGAGATCATACCTAAGCACTACACAGGTATTGTTTTGACTGAGTGTCCTAATCCTAAGTTCAATTATGTTTACAACAAGGAGATAGGCTTGAAAGTGCCTATGCTCATTCCACGCAAGTGGCAAGGTAAGCTAATTAAAAAACAAGTAACCTTTGAGGCAATTGAAGATGTCAATGGAACAAGCTACAGATACGTCAGAAAGGGAGTGTGATATCACTCTCAACCGCGAGTGGTGCAAAGAACAAGTAGACAGATTGTGTGCTTGGGAGATACTTCGTAGATACGTTTTACATGAAAAATCTGTAGCTATGACAAATGAAGAGCTATGTGATACAATAGGCGTATCATCGACCCATGTTATACGGTTATTAAAATCCGTGCAAAAAAGATTAATCTCAAATAATGATAACTGATAATGTTTCTGAGTCCCTGACTTACCTACAGGATGAGCCAGATATTAAAACTTTACGCCTAGCCTACGACCAAACCGTTGTAGAACTAGAAGCATACTTTGACCTCTGTCGCACATCTTACGATGACCGCAGAAACTTCTGGCCAGGCAAGAGCCGTGACCACCGCAAGCACGGAGCAGATGCCTTCCCTTGGGAGGGTGCAAGCGACATGGAGTGTCACCTCATTGATGAGCGCATCACTCGACTAGTATCTTTATTCATGGCATCCTTGAATCGTGCCAACGTCAGAGCATTTCCCGTAGAAAGCGGAGATATTGCTCGTAGCCGAATAGTTTCTGGATTTTTAAAATGGATGGTATCCTCTGGATACATACCTCGGTTCCACCGAGAAATGGAACTAGGTGCTAATTACTTGCTTGAGCGAGGCATACTGATTACCTATATAGGCTGGCAGAGAGAGGATAGACGTATTCTCCAGCAGTTGGACCTTAATCAGATTGCACAAGTCAGCCCCAATGTAGCTACGGCTATACAGGAAGGAAAGGACGATGACGAACTGACTGCCTTGCTTCAAGCAACCTTTGAAGGAACAACTAAGAAACGAGCAAAGAAGGCTTTGCGTGACCTTAGAAAGACTGGAGTAGCAGAACTACCCATTGTTCGCAGACAGGTCAATGCCCCCGATGTTAAAACACTTGCTCCTGACGGTGACTTCTTTTTCCCTCCCTATGTCACCGATCCACAGAGAGCACCCTACTGCTTCTGGAAAACTTACTACACCCCACAGGAACTAGAGAACAAGGTAGTCACAGACGGATGGGACGAAGACTTCGTAGATTACATCATATCTAAATATAGAGGTGTAAACATTGACTCTATTGAGCGCGAACAAGAAGGTCGTCGTAGCCTAAGCCTAGCAGACAATGCTTATGAGGCTGATGAACTAGTTGAAATCTGTTATGCGTATCAACGCCTAATTGACCAAGAAGATGGTGCAGAAGGCATTTATTGCACAGTATTCCACAAGGAGTTCAGTGGTAACGAAGAAGTGCCGGGCTATGCTAAGTTTGAACTTCTTAATGGCTACGAAGACTACCCAGTGGTTGTTACAAAGCTATCTGAGGATAGCAAACGACTATACGATACAACGACTATCCCATCCGTTCTTCGCGGTATACAGAACCAAGTAAAGGTTGAGCGCGACTCAAGGGTAGACAGAAACAGCTTGGCAACCCTGCCTCCGATTCTGCACCCGGTAGGGCAAGCTCCCAACGATTGGGGTCCAGGTAGGTTAATACCGTATCGCCGCAAGGGTGATCTAGACTTTGCTCCAACGCCTCCACCGCCTACTGGATCAGTAGAGATGGAAGACACGTTGCTGACCCTAGCAGACAAACTAGTTGGATTGGATGAGGGTGCTCAGATTAGTCAGATACGCAAGCAGTTCCTGGTGGACAAGTTTCTTAGCCATACGGCCGAGGTAATCAAGATGGCTTACAAGTGTTTCCAACGCTTTGGACCGGATGAAGTCTTTTTCCGCGTTACTGGTGTGCCAGACCCACAAGTCTTTGACAAGGGCAACCCAGATGAAAACTTTGATATACTAATTAACTTTGATGTGCAGAACACAGACCCAGAAACCGTAGAGAAGAAACTACAGCAGTTTGTAGCACTCAACCA